TGTTGGGCTGGATGCCTCACGCTTCGACCAACACGTCTCACGAGACGCGTTGGAGTATGAGCATTCCATCTACAATTCAGTGTTTCGGAGTAAGGAGTTGCGCCGGTTGTTGAGGTGGCAACTTTCTAACCGCGGCTACGGGAGGGTCGGTTCCAGCCTATTGACTTATCAAGTCGAGGGCTGTCGCATGTCCGGTGACATTAACACGGGCATGGGCAACTGCGCCATCATGTCCAGCATAGTGCTCGCTTACATCGAGCACCACGGCATTGATGCTCGGCTCGCCAACAACGGTGACGATTGTGTTCTCATATTGGACAGATCTCAATTAAATAAGCTGTCTCACATCGATGGCTGGTTCACTGATTTCGGGTTTAAACTAACCCGTGAAGAACCTGTCTACGTTTTTGAGCAGATTGAGTTCTGCCAGACCCAACCAGTGTTGGTGGGTGATGGGTACCGCATGGTTCGCAATCCGTGGATTGCTATGTCCAAGGATTGTGTGTCACTGCTTGGGTGGTCTAACGAAGCTGAGTTCAATGCCTGGAGAGATGCCATTGGTGTGTGCGGCGGCGAACTGACGAGTGGTGTGCCTGTATGGGAAAGTTTCTACAGGGCAATAAACCACACCGGTGGGAATAAATCAGGGGTGGAACGCGTCTATGACTCTGGTATGGGTTATCTGGCACTTGGCACTGATAAGGCGGTCATTACGCCTGAAGTTCGCGCTTCCTTTTGGCGTGCCTTCGGCATTGACCCGGACCTGCAGGTTGCCATGGAGTCAGAGTGGCCCGCCATTGTGTATGATGGCCTTCCGCCCCTGACAAGTTTTACAGACTGTCAATATAGTTCCAATTCACTTCGATGGCTCCAACCAAGAAAACCAAAGCTATGACCAAGGTAGACCAGGCGCGGCGTGGATACCGCGGCCCACGCCCACGTACCCGTATACAGTCTATGACTGGTGCAGGCACTGTGGTATCATCTATCACTATCACCAATCCATTGACAACACCTGCTACTGGCTCATGGGTGGGCAACATGTTGCTCAACCCGCCAGCCAATGCTGGCTCCAACGACCCAGGTACTGCTG